TCGTCAGAATAGTCACTAGAAGACATGATGAAAAATAACTACAAGGCTATGTGGTTATATTTTACACCCAAACCAGAAATTGAAAGAGCGCGAGAAGCTGGATTGGGCGGTGCATTGGTTTTTCTTTGGGGGTTTGCACCCGGTAAACCAGTAATGTACCCATATGATCTTCGTAATACTACTAAGGCAAGAATAATTGGTAAAGTTGTTACAGAAGATGTAAATGGTGATAGTGTTAATATTAAGAAAGAAAAGATCATAGGTGATGTTGTTGACGTTATAGTTACTAGTATCCCTAACAGTTCGGCAATGAAAGGTAAAGTAGATACTGGTGCTGACGTTTCATCTATACATGCGGAAAACTGGAGCATAAACAACGGTCAAGTAACATTCACATGTCCTGAACTTTCTGAAAACAAAATTACACTCCCAGTGCTAGAAAAACAAGCGATTAAATCGTCAAATGGTGATATGGAATATCGCCCCGTTATACAACTAAACATTCGTATAAATCAACAACAATTAATTAACATGATGTTTAATTTAAATGATCGTGGAAAAATGAAATATCCTATACTGGTTGGTCAAAATATTCTTGAAGCTGGTGGATTCATGATAGATCCAACTATAAATGATCCGGATGCGTTAGATGAAGATTTTACCCAAGATACTAAAGTAGATTGGGAAGGATTACAGGAAGAATTCAAAGACGATATCATCTCTAATTTTATCATAGAAGATGATATTGAAAAAGCAAAAATAGTATTAGATTTTATAAAAAGCATCAAATAAAAATAATAAGGAATAGTCATGGCAACACCAAAATCGCCGTTTTATGTGGTACAAAATTTTCTTACACCTAAACAATGTGAAATAATTGTAGACAATTTAGGATACTATTCGCCTGACATGGATAAGGATGGCACTCCTATTAAAATGATGCGCCACCATGAAGACTCCGAAAAACTAATCTATGATAAATTTGAACCATTAATACCATTGTTTGAAAAGTATTACAATTTTCAACATCGTGGTACAGAAATGGTTACATTTGAATTTCATGCGGAAGGTGTGAAACCTGAAGCAATTTGTGACAATTCTAAGTGGGTAAATAAAAAATGGGTTAGAACCAAAGATAGAGATTTTAGCGCTATATTATTTTTAAGTGACTATCAAGATGACTTACCATTTGATTCTGATTATGAAGTTTATGGTGGTAAGTTAGAATTTCTACAACATAAATTTGGATTTAATCCAGAACGTGGAACGCTTATAGTATATCCAAGCAGTCCGCATTTTATTAATGCATTTTCGCAAATCGCCGCAGGTGATTTGTTTATAGCAAGATTTTATATGGCTGGACAAACGCCATATTTATATCAACCAGCTGAGTTTCCAGGTAATTATCTTAGTTGGTTCAATCACTTACAATAACAATAAAACTTGACACCCATAAATATTTGGGTTAAAATTAGCATATTCTATTAATATTAGAGGTAATGTTATGAAATCTTATACTACTAAAGTAAGGGGATATTTTACGATGGAAAATGTAAGAAAATTGATGACTGCCATTCATGTAAGATGGGTTAATTTCAATAACCACATTGCGGCTGGTTCTGCGAATTCGACGATAACAGTAGCATGTATCGTACTTTCTTTTACAGTGCTTGGTATTAATATAAGCGGATATCGCGATTCGGTATTAGAAAAAGAAATTGCGTTAAAAAATATAGAACTTGCTTTGGCGAAACAGAGCAGCGATGAACGTATTAAAATTGCAAAAGCTACTGCCAAAACCAAAGTAGAATTGGAAAAAGTTCGCGCCGATGCACTAAGTGAAGCAGCCGAATATAATCTTAAGGCAGAAAAGGAACGTAGGCTCGCAGAAGAAGCACGGGCGACCGTTAATCCTTATGTAGCATTGGCAGAACATGGTAAATCTACACCGACACCTGTGAATGTTTATATTAATACGCAGGAAGAAGATGGTTATGTTATTCATACTTCTGATGGTGCAACAGAGATTGCCATTAGTACCATTAAGGTTAAAGGTAAAAGATATTCACCTGAACAGCGTAAGTTGATGGAAATGGCATATTATATCGGTAAGGATGTTGGATTCCCAGAAACTATTCAAGCATTGTTGTTACAAGAAACACATGCTGGTGCTTTTGGTGATAGAATTGGTGATATTAATTTACCCGTAGGTAAACGCAGTTATGGTGTTATGCAAATGAAAGTATCTACTGCAAAGAAAGTATTAACTGCATATCCAGAACTTGTTACAAAGTATTTTCCTACTCGTAAAACGCTTTCACGTGTTCGCGAAGAAGAACTTATTATCAAATTAATTCAAGATGATGAATTTAGTATCCATTTGGCAGCTTTGAATTTTGCTATTCATCGCAAATCGTCCAAAAGTTGGTCGCAGGCGGTTGTTGCTTATAATACAGGACAAGGTGCGGCAAACGATATTGAAAATCCAAAGGAACACGAATATTTCATTCATATCATTAATAGGTTAATAAAAGAAGTTAGACCTTTTAATAAAGCAGCAGAACTTTCTTCATCATAATAACCTATTGCATTTTATTTTCCGTTATGTTATAGTATCACAAAATATTATAACAATAACGGAGAATAATAATGACAATAGCTATTAACCCCGATGAACGCAAAGCCCTCAAAACTATGATCGTTGAAATGACACATTGCTTACAGCGCATTGATGACGAAAAAGAACAAATGAAGGATATTGCGGCTGCGGCTGAAGAAAAATTTGAAATTAAAAAGAAATATATTAACAAAATGGCAAGAACTATGTATAAACATAATTATGCTGACTTGCAACAGGAAACTGAACATTTTGAATATCTCTATGAAGCTGTCGTTGAAGGGCAGGAAATTTCTGAAGATTAAAAGAAAAGGGGCTTTAAGCCCCTTTTCTTTTTAGTAGTTATTAAACTACCGGCTTACCTGTTGTCATATCGATCCAGAAAGATGGACTTCCACCACGACCAAAACACATTGAACCTGTTGGTGCTGGTGAACCAAAGCCTGTTGCATCTATAACATAGATAAAACCGCCTGCAACCACCACTGGTAATGTTCCAACTGTGTATGTTGGTGCTACTGGAACGCCAGTGAATACAGGACTATCTTCAGGTGCTTGCGCAACCCAAGATGATCCATTATATGCTTTTACACGACTTACAGTAGTATCGTAAACTGTACCACCTGTTACACCAACAGGTAAATTAACAGGCGAGCCTGCATAATTTGGTTGTACGAACTGTGCTTTCGCACCAGATAATGTTAATACACCATTGTCTGACATTAACATGTAGAATGTTTCTATTGGTGAACCGTGCGCGGCTTGGCCAATCATAACACTGCTTGCTGTTGTGTTTGTAAGATTATAACCAATAGTAGTTGCATAATCCAAGTTTGTCTGCGTTGAATATCCTAATGCTATCGAATTAGTTCCACGACAATCAGCGTTTGCACCTATTGCTATTCCACCAACGCGCTCTCCTTGTGTTCCACCTACAATCGCATTAGCACCAAGCGCAAGAGAATCTTGCGATTTGGCTGTTGCATATGCACCAAAGGCAGTTGCACGTTGTTTATCTGTTGCAGTTAATGGCGAACCTACTGGCGATCCAGTGAATCCAGAAGCGATTGCTTGGTAACCAACAGCGGTACAATCGGTTGCATATGCATTTGTATATGCACCAATTGCTATAGTACCTGTTAATGAACTTCCAGCATCTTTGGTATAACCTGCTTGTGCAGCTTCACCGATTGCAATATTTTCGTAACCGCGTGTTATTGCTTGGTAACCAATGGCAATAGAAGCCCAACCACCAAAAGCTTCAACCGAATCGGCAACGGCTTCTTGACCAATAGCGATGCTATAATCACCGCGTGCGTGTGCCACTTCACCGATAGAAATAGTGCCATTTATTGTTGGCGAACCAAGACCTGCGGCGTTACCTATCGAAATAGAACCAACACCCGGTGCTACTGGCGCGGTAGCAAAATCTGCGCCATTGTTCGCATATATCCAATGACCTTCTTGTTTTAATGCTAATTCGCCTGCAACTTTAGATGCAGACCAAACTTCTGTAGTACTTACAGGACTTCCTGTATCATCTATTATAAAATGAAGTGTGCTATTAGCGATGTGTGTATCAATTTGTTCATGTGTATTCGCCGGAGCGGGACTACCCAAGTGTGCATCGTAATCAGTTTTAAGTACTGAAACATCCACGCCGTCTACATTGCCAACATTTGTTATAGCATTTCCACCCATATCCAAATCGGCTAACATGGCCGTTGGACTACCGCCATTACGATTAAGATATTGCGTATTTAATGATGCTTTTGCTGTTGCATCATTAACGATTTCATTCGCAACGTCTGGTATATTAAGCTGCTTGCCTAGTACTTTTTCTTGAGCCATTGTTTACTCCCTTATTCTATATAACCAAAGCCGTAAATTTCTACATCTGCAAGGGCAGTCGGTTCACTACCAGCATTAAATGTAATTGTAATAGTGCCAGTACCATAACCCGAAACCTGATATGCTTTACTTGCACCTTCGATTTGTTTAATACCATTAACAAATATTTGTATTGCTGCATGGCCTACTGATGGTGTTGGTATATTCCATGAAAGGATATAAGCACCTGGACTTCCAGCTGGTGCAGAAACAAGCGTGTAAAGTGGTTGCGCGACAGATGTACCAACTTTTGCGAGTGGTAATTCAGTTCCATCTACACCAGCTTTAAACGTTTCTAATGTATTATCCCAAACAAGAACAGCATTTGCTGCAAGTGGTGAACCGCCACCACGAACAATAGTAATACCAGAACCCGTACTACCGGATGTTGCACCTGTATAGTTTCTGTTAAGCGTGATATTATTATCGTCTATATTTAAGTTAGTAGCATCGATTGTTGTAGTTGTACCGTTAACTATAAGGTCACCATTAACCGTTACTGTTGAACTAAAAACAGTGGAATCACTAAAAGTTTTAACACCATTGATGGATTCTGCGATACTTCCCTGTGTACGTACAAAATCAGTTATAACTGAAGGGGCTTGGTTTGCCCATACACCAGCAACGCGTTTTAAGAAATCACCATTAGCTATACCAGCATATGCGACATCCTGCATCTCATCTAAGTTGTTTACATTAAGTTCAGCCGTAACTGCGGTAGAAAAATCAGTAATATTTGCGGCAACGTGCGTATGAACTGCTGCTGCGAATGATGCTGCATTTGAACCACTATCTGTTAAGTTGCCTGAACCGTCAAGACCTGCAAAATTGCCTGCAACTGCACCTGAAACTTTATCGGCCTTCGTTGTATCAATCTTATTAGCTGTCCATAAATCGGCAACTGTAGTACCAGCATCGTTTACTGCAACACCTGCGTCTTCCATATCACCGTTGGCAGCAATTCTAAGAATATTACCAACTACATTCGGACTACCACCAACAAAGTTAGCTTTAAGGTTTAACTGTGCTTGTATATTTGATGTTACACCATTTAAATGGTTAACTTCTGTTGCCATTACAGCAGGGCTACCAAGTACTATAGCATCTAAAAATGCATTTTGGTCTGCTGTCATGTGGAATACTGTTGGGCTTCCAGTGTCTACTGCGTGTGCATGTAATGCCGCTTGTATAGCGGAGGTTTGTGCATCAACATATTCTTTTGAAGAAGCACCAGTAGCAGAAGGTACGGTTGGTAAACCAAGAACTTCACCGCCGCCTGAGAACGTAAGGTTAGCAGCGCTGTCCATTGCATCACCTGCACGGCCAATTTTGCTATCTATTTGTACTTGTACGTTTGACGTTACACCATTAAGAAAATTGATTTCGGCTGCCATAGTAGCAGGGCTGCCAACTACAATCGCATCTAAAAATGCATTTTGGTCTGCTGTCATGTGGAATACTGTTGGGCTTCCAGTGTCTACTGCGTGTGCATGTAATGCTGCCTGAACTGCGTCAACATATTCTTTTGATGCGGCAGCAGTAGCGGAAGGTATAGCTGGTAAACCAAGAACTTCACCGCCACCTGAGAATGTAAGGTTAGCAGCGCTATCCATCGCATCGCCAGCGCGACCGATTTTGCTATCTATTTGTGGTTGAATTAACGATGTAACACCGTTAAGGTAGCCAACTTCAGTAGCTAATGTTGGAGGGCTTCCAACCATTATCGCATCTAAGAAAGCATTCTGTGCTGCTGACATGTGGAATAATGATGGTGGGCTTCCAGTTTCTGCCATATGTTGTGCTAAGTCAAGTTGAACGGAAAGTGAAGAAACTATTGGTGTTGCACTACCTTCAACGCCAAGTTCCCATTGTTTTGCACTTTCATCCCATTGAATAATAGCATCTGGTAAATTAGATGCAGGACTTCCGCCAACACCACGTGAAATTCGAATACCTGCCGTACCTGTACCATTAGCAGCAAGATTAGCAGTATCACCATAGTTAATATCTACGAAAGTGTCTTTAACGTATAATTCGTTTGTTTCTATGCTTGTATTGGTACCTAAAACTTGAAGATTTTGTTCAATTATAATACCATTTTTAAAAGTTTTAATACCATAAACATCTTGGTCAACACCCGTATTTGGGGAGCCGACATCGGCTTTTGCAACAACATGATCGGCATCTACAAAATCAGAAATGTCTGATTTGACAAGTGCACGGTTTACGAATTTTACACCATTATGAACTAATACGTGTTTATTTGCTGGTGCTAATGAAGTAGTATCAACATCATTAAGATCGTCTGTAACAAGAAATCTATTTACATAATTCGTGCCATTGTGAACTAACACATGTTTGTTGCCAGCACCACTGCTAGTTACATCAAGGATATCGTTAATATTTAAACTGATATCGCCCAAAACTGGTGCCAGTGTATTAACCGTTTCAACGTATCCTGCAACTGGAAAATCTGTAATTTCAGAAACTGTGTGGTTGTGCGAAATAGGTGCAAATAACGCGTTTGCTTCCGTTTCTGTATAATAACGCGAATCCAATACACCTGTACTTGAAAGTTCATTTTCAGTATAATATCTGAAGTCTAGTGCACCACCATCTAATTGTGCTTTAGAATAAAAACTACCAGTGGAAACGCCAATTGGATTCCACGTTGCGCCGTCGTTAGTAAATTCCCAATGTGGTCCACTATCAGGACTTCCGACACTTTCTTCTACGAATCTTATTGATACTGTTCCACCCGGACGCGAGACTGCTATTCCAGCGCCAGTAATGGCTGGTAATGAGCCGCCATCTGTATTAAGTGTAAAATATTCATCTGCTGTACCAAAAGTTTCAGCTTTCGTTGCTAAACCATCATTAAGTTGGTCTACTGTTGCAAAAGCATCTAACTGTGATTGACTAACACTATCTGGTTGGATTTGCCACATAGGACGAAGATCGTAGATCATATCGTTTGTGATAGAAAGTGTGGTATTACCAACAAAGATTGCCGCCAATGGTAAATAATCTTTGTATAAGGATGAATCTGGTAAATCTGGTGTGGCGCTTGCGATACCGTCTATTGGGGGATTGAGTTGGCCATTTGGTTTTAGTGCAATTATAACCCATTTTGCATCAGCTGTTGGATTAGTAATCGGTTGTGATGTGCCACCTGAATATTCCATATATTCGCCCGTAGCCGTCCAAAAACCACCAGCGGCGACTTTAACTGTCATGTTTGGCGATGCTTGTGCTTCAACTTTCAATGGTGCAAAATATGCACCCAATTTTTTGGCGTTATCACCTTTTGGCGGAAGACTTATCACTCTGTTTCTCCTTAATAAATACAATTTTTAAACGTGGGTTAAGAATTAATGTCTAATAATATTTATCAGAGAAGTAAAAATTTTTTACGTAATTCTAAAAAAATACACAAAAATAGGTATGATTATAGTAAAGTTGATTACGTAAACGCTAAAACTCCTGTTATAATTGGTTGTCCAATCCATGGTTATTTTAAACAAACGCCAGAAAAACATACCCTCAGAAAACACGGATGCCCGGTTTGTGGTGGTACATCTAAATCTAATACGTCAGAATTTATAGAAAAAGCGAACAATATACATGACAACAAATATGAATATATGTTAGTAAATTATACGGGTAATCGGGGTAAAGTTCAGATAGTTTGTCGCGAGCATGGTGTTTTTGAACAAACACCGAAAGATCATTTAGATGGCTGTGGATGTCCCAAGTGTGGTGGAAGCGCACCACTAACACAACGCGATTTTTTAATAAGATCTATGGAAGTTCATGGTAACAAATATGATTATTCTCTGGCTAAATATGTTACAGATAGTACTAAGGTCATCATAATATGTCCTAGCCATGGTGAATTTAAACAAGCACCTATGAGTCATATGCGTGGGGCGGGGTGTCCTATATGTAATAAACCTGGACATTTTTCTGAAAAATTGTTCAATGAAAATGAAGAATTAAAGTCTAGACCTGGTAAAATATATCTTTTAGAATTTACAGATATCAATGAGAATATTAAATTTTTAAAGGTAGGTATT